ATTTTATCGCAGTTGGTAGTAGAGTATACAGAAAAAGTTTCATCTCCTTCAGACGAGGACCCATTAGTAACAATTAGAAAGCAAGAACTAGCCTTAAAAGGTCAAGAGTTGCAACAAGAAAAACAACAGTTCTTATTAGACCAACAAAGAAGAAAAGAGGATTCTATTAACCAAGATAATATAGATAAACAAAAAATCCAAACACAAGAAGAAATAGCAGAGATGAAAGATGATACTGCTAGAGCAAGATTGCAACAACAGAAAGATTTAAAGATTCAAGATTTAATTAACAAATACAATAAATAGTGTAATAATACGAAAATGGAAAAAGAACCAAAAGTTTTAAATAACAAACAAGGTTACTCTAACAAGGGTAATCTAGGGTACAGCAAAAAAGAAAGTTTTGTTGCTGACGTAAATCCAAAACCAGGAATGGGCAAAGGCAAATCTAAGGGCGTTGGTATAGCCGAGTATGGCACCAAGTTCTCTGGTGTGTATTAATGTCCATACTTTGGGTTGCGGATAAATTAAAAAAACATCTTAAAGAAAGAAAAGAAGATGTTACAAACAGCATGTTGTCTGGTGTAAAAGACATGTGCCAATATGAGTTTCTAAGAGGTAAATACAGCTCACTTGTAGAAACAGAACTAGAATTAACAGAGCTGCTAGGAAGAGTAATAGAAGATGACGACGAAGAACAAGGTGATAGTACCTGAACACGTTGCAAAGCAGGTAGAAGAACAAAACAAACAAACAGGAGAGAAGCTTGAAAAAGCATACATTCCTGAAGAATCTAGGGTTTTAGACCCAACACTTTTAGATAAATCAATAATAGAGCGTATGCCA